TTGTCTAGTATTTGTTGTAGTTTCTAGCTGGATGTTTTTTAGATATTTTTCTTTAAAATAAACTAAGAATTGTTCTGTGGTCGCGTCAAGATCTTTATATTCAAAGAAATTTCTTGAATATTTTAAAGCGTTTTCTTGTTCTAACCATCTATAATATTGTTTAACAAACTCAACAAAGACCGGTCCTTCTTCTCTATAGATAGATGGAAATTGGTTCTCAATGAAGTTTGAAATATTTTTTTGTATAACTTCCATTATACTCTAACCGATTCGATACTTACTTTAATTTCTGAAGGTTCTATAGTTAAGATAGTATTTTTACCAACGCTAATATCGTTGTCTCTTGGCTTAGCATATATTTTTAACTCATTACCTTCATATGAATCAATATTCAAATTAATAAGTTTTATTAATCCTTTATCATAATCAACAGTTCCAATATCAATAATCTTTTTATGCAAGTTACTTAATGGTTGCATTATTCTGAGGATACCCTCACCATTATCTTCAATAACACACTCTATTCCGTTATAAGTGAATAATGAACTGCCAATAGTATGTCTATCTGTACTTAAGTGCTGCTCTAATAATTCAGGAAGATCATTAACTAATGATACGTTGAAATTAATATCAAAATTTTGACCTACACCTACTGTTGGTTTAATCTTTTTATAGACCTGTAATTCTGTTAAGTTACTTACTATGCTTGTATCTGCAGCATCTATGGTTGAATTAAACTTGCTGTATCTAAGTGTTGAGTTAAAATCATCTAGATACTGAGTATTATAACTAGTAATAGCTTCTGTAACCAATGATTTTAATCTATCAGGAGTAGCTTTAGATATGTTTATATTATATCTAACTTTGCTTGTTACAGCAATATACGTAAATATAGGTTCAACTATTATTGGGTCAATAGATAGTGGTGATCTTCTTTTTATAAAAGAATAATATTCATTTTTTCTGTTTTCTGGTATACCATCAACATCTGAAACGTCAATAGCTATGAATACTTTACCAAATCTCGGTGGATCAACTTCTTCACCGCCATATACAGATATTGTATTAATTTCTGGAAACTGAGTTTTTAGTATTATTTCATAATCAGATGGTGTAATTGCTCTTTCTTGTATCTGAAAATGTCTAGGAGCATAATACTTTATTGAGTTTAAAGATTCTTTTTCTAAACCACCGATTGATTCTTCTAATACAGTAATTACGGGCGTTTCTAACACGTCACCGTTTGTAGGATCAAAATTTATGCTTAGTTCTTTTGCACCGTTTGCTTCAGATCCTCTAGATATTCTATAGTCTATTATGATAGTAGATCTATCTTTTGGTTTTTTACCAATGATGCCATCACCAAATATTACTTCGTAATTTCCTAAATCGCTTGCTTGCAAGAAAAATACTTTTGATGTATTATTAAGATCTAAAAGAGAGCTAGTTATTGAATAACTTTCTCCAATATCGCTGCCATCTTCGTAAACTGTAACAGTCAAGCTTTCTGTATCAATATTTTTATTTGTTGCTACAAATCTCTGATTCTCTTGATTATAATCTACGATGAAAGATTCTTTTAAATAAATTCCTTCATAAAGATAAGTCTCATAGCTATATGAAGTATTTGCAGAAGATACGATGATACTTTCAGGTATAGTAAAAATATAAGAATTATTTTTTAATACTGCTGTAAATGAAGAACCTTTTTCTATTAGATAGGGTTGTGTATCACCAGAAGCTTGAAAGTCTACTCTTATCTTACAGCGCGATGATCTAGCGGATCTAGGTACATAGTTCAATTCTTTTGCATGTGAAAGTACTGAAGCTTCAAGTTGAGAAGAATCTAAGAAAGCTTCTGATACTGCCATGTTTAAATAGAAAGCATTTTTATATGTGTTATATGCCAAAAGATCCATTAAAACTGAAATATTAGAACCTTCAAAGTCATAATCTTTAAAAGTATCTTGTGACTTCAAAAAAGTTTTGAAGTCATTTTTTAATGTACTGAAATCTAAACCAACTAGGTTTAACGAACTATTTGCCATTATCTTGCTCTATTTAAAATTAGATTTAATGTTATATCTTCAGGTATATTTATGATCTTAAATATAACCTTTACATTATAAGAATTATTTTGAGAGTCTGGTACTACGTCTATATTAACTAATCTAGCTCTTGGCTCATGATTTTCAATAGATTCGGTAATAGTACTTCTTACAAGTTCTGCTGTTATTTGATCTATTGGTTCAAAGAGTAGTGTAGCCATCTTTGATCCGATAGTAGAATCAAAGAATCTTTCACCGTTGCCAGTCAGAACTAAATTCTTTACAGCATTCTTGACAGCATTCTCGTTTGTTGTTTTTGCCAGATAACCAGTCAATGGGTTTAAATCTAAATTATTAGTAAAGTCTGCATAAAATATTGGTTTATCTGTTAAGCCTGTATATCTGTCTGAACGAGCCATTTAATTATCCTGCGAATACGTTTCCTGAACCAGCTGCTACAGATGTACAACCAGAAATTGCATCTCCAACTCTGCCACAACCCTTGCCATTAATAAACACTTTTGTTGATCCAATTGTTATTGGCGCAGCATGTGGAGGACATGGATCATCATCTGGCAAAAGATGTACAGTATTATTATCGCCCTGTCTACTTACGCCAATACCATTAACAAATACATCGCCGGAACATCCATCTCTTACCATTCCAGAGCAGTGCGCAACATCTGCATCACCTTTTCTTGTTACTGCTGGCATTATTTTATTTCTCTTTTCATTAGTTCTTGCAACTTATGGTTCCATAAATCAATCTCATCATGTTGTTCATGTGTGTGAGGACCTTCTGGAGTCTCTGGCATAAACTTTATGACATTATCAAATGAATCAGGTATATCTTCATATTTATCGTATTCGTAAAGAATACCATCTTTTAGTATGACAAATAAATGTGCCATTAGTTTAAGTCAATCCTTGGAGCAGTTTGTTTCATGTTACCATCAGAGGCAATATTTGTCGAACCACCAACAAGAAGATTGAAATTGCCTGAACAATTTAAATCCATATTTCCTCGTGAACCAATATAAACATCACCACCTGCCATCTTTAAGTTTCCATGCGCATGAACAAGAGCATCACCACCAACTGCTATAGAAGCGTCTCCACCAATCTCAACGTGAGCTCCAGATCCAACACTCAACCTCGCATGACCACCAATTTTTATATCACCATTTTCTTGAATAGTAAGTGTTAATCCACCCTTCAAATAATCTTGTTTATTTGCTACGCACACAGATACAGATTTTCCATCATCTGATATCTCGCTATATGTACCAGAAGGGTGTTCAACTCTATATCTCTTAGCACCATCAGTATCATCCATAGTGGTTCTAATACCACCAGGTGTTTCAGTTACACTAACTTTTGAATATTTAGCGTTGAAAGTTGTTTCTGGTAATCTTTCATCATCTCGTTTAATGGCCATTTTAACCCTTCTTTAAACTTTGTATTTGAGCTGATATATTTTCTCTCAATTTTATACTATCTGTTTTAATTAGACTAACATGAGATACAAGTTTATTGGATCCAGTGTCGGCTATCTTAATACCCAAGTCTACTATTAAGTTACATTGTGAAGTGTATAAACTTTGATTTTTAAGAGTATCTGTAGATTTTATAATCTTTGATGAGTTAGCTCTATACGTTGCTGCATCTGAAGGTTGTATAGAGTCTATTGTCTTGATAACTTGATTAACAATATCTAATAATGTTATTAATTGTAATAGTAGATTGTTATTATTATCTTGTTTTTTATTCTGCGATATCTGACTTAAAACTTGTTGAAAAGCAGCAGCGCCAACCATATTTAAAGCTTTTCCTGCTGGAGAGTTCTGAAAACTTTTCATCATACCAAGAGCTCCGGCTCCAAGTGTACCAGCTGCATTTAGAGGATCTACTTTTTTTATCTGGTCTATAGCATTTGATCCCGTCGGTATTTTTGTAGCGAGAGTTTTTAGATCACCAAACTTAGAAGGACCATTAGCTTCTTTCTTAGCAAACTGCGTAAGACCCTTAGTATCAAGTTTTCTTTCACCAGTAGCTGATACGATATATCTTAAATCTTCTGTCTTAATATTAAACTTGCCTGGATCTTTTGATATTCCACTGGGAATATCTCTTCCTACTTGGCTCAAGCTTCCATGTTTGCCTGCACCTGGTGCAGTCGCTAAGATATACGGTATCTGTTTATCATTATCGATGAACATACCAAGAACACGTGTACCCTTCTGATAAGCAGGAGTAGCACCAGCACCATCTTTAGATGCACAAGTTACAGGAAAAAGAGGACGTGCATATCTAAGTTCACTATCTTTAAGTTCTGTCTGGTCACCCATGATTCTAATCTTGGCACGACCAGATTTTTCATCATCGTTTTCAACATCAACTATTTCTGCCCAGAAGAAATTCATGTATTAAGTTCCTTTATTATAACCACCCTTAGCCAATTCTAAGATTGTTGTAGCTTTAGGTTTAGCATTATACATTTTTATGTGGTGTCTAAGATTTACAACAAGCATGTCACCACCTACTGGTGAACCAGATTGCGCTGTCGTCATGTCTCCGATTGGTTGTTGTATATCTGCACTAACACCTTTACCAACTGTACATTTTATTCCAGAGTCCATTAGAACTTGTATCGTGCATTGTGGTCCATTCTTTACTTCTTGAATAAATCTTTGTTCGTCTGCACTCTTTTCTGCTTGCACTGAGTTCTTTTCTAATCTCTTATCGTGAGGTATGATAGTTGTAGATCTTGGTTTGCCACTGCTACCATAGTTGTCATTAACAGTAAATTGACCAGCCTTCTTACCTTCGGAAGGATCTTTAACTTGACCCTTATTAAATTTTGCTTCAGATGTACTATATGTACTAACCTGTGCAGACTTTCTTGAATTCATAACATCACCGATATCAAATCTACCACCGGGACTAAAAGATGTTGTTTCTTGGAAACCAATTATATTATAACTTTGGCCTTCCATATCTTTTATGTTCGAACCTTGTGTAGACTTATGAGTAAATTTGGCTGTTGGTGATAAGTTATCAAACAGTTCTTCTAGTTGTTTAAAGATATAATTTCCTTCTTTATCTTCGAAGAAACAATATGCTCCAGTTTTATACTTGTCTCCAGTTATTCTAGTTCTTATACCGTGTATTGCTTCAAATGGATTTAAGTTCGAGACAATATATGGTTCATTCTCGCCAATCATACCTTTACTGCTAGATGCATCTAAGTTTCCTTTAACACCTAATTCATCAAATATCTTTTTTACAGCATCTGAACCGGTTATATTTTTAAATGATTTTTGTACTGTAGTTGTTTTATTTTTTAGAAATATTTCACTAACCAAGTTTAGTTTCAATGCTTGTATTCTCATGTTCTGAGATGAGTTTCCATTTTCAGGCGAAAGCACTTTGAATTTTGCTGTATAAATTTCACCGGCTGCTTCGATACTCATTTCAACATCTTCATTGCCTTTTATCTGCAAGTTTTTCATGACATTGTTTGTATCAGTGATAGTAACTTCAGCAGCTCTGAATGGTTTAAAGATACTTTCATAGATCGATAGCTCGTATACGTACGGAGCTAAGTCTGTACCATTTACTGATAGTTGTCTTATAGTAACTTCGCCGGGAGTTGGCATACTCATGGTATTAATCCAATAACTTTACTCTTAGTGTTTCTGCTACTTCTAAAGCAAAATTAGAATCTAACAACCTTATAGATTTATTTTTCTCATTTTTTATTCTTTCATATTCATAGCAGCTGACAGAAGTCCAATAGATTGTCTCATCACTTGGAATATTCTGAGCTAATACTTCACTACTAGAAATTTGAGCTATAGTGTTAGAAGAAGTTTCTATAACATAGTAGTTATTTGCTATATCACCATCAATATTTTTTATAGTTAAAACAGTGCTATTCGAAACAATGACTTCAGCGTTTGCTGAAATTTCAGAGGTTGCATAGTTTTGTTTTATAGTTAGTAACTCACTAGTAGTAAACGCATTACCAGAAACGAAAGAACTTAAGTTTAATTTAACTATCTTGTTAGTATTAACAATCCAATCTTCTTCTCTTAGTTTATAAGAGACAGCAATAGGACTATCTGCAAAATTAGGTGTATAATATTTCTTTAAAACGTTTGGTAAATTGTTTTCATAATACGATTTTGATATTTCTGGTAATTCACCAAACCAATCTAACTGGTAATATTTTACTCTCTTCAAAGCTTTTTCATACGAACCATACTTTTCTACTATCATTTTATTGAAATCATTTTCAGAAATATACCATCCATA